CCCTGGAGCGGTACCTGTCCAAAAGTAGCGCTAATTTAGCCAAAGGACGATCCTTGAGCAAGGACGTCATCTAAGGCAACCCACCGAAACTTTGATTTAAGTTTCGGTACCTGCGGTACACCGTGGGTCCACTTAGTAAGTGGGCCCGGGTCTTCAGTAAAATACTGAAGCAACGCAGTGTCGTCCCCGGTAGGCGCTCTAGTCTGCTTCGAAATTATCGAACGCACACTAAGCTCGGCACGCTGGAGATCATGGTTATACCGCCCTCGTCGGGCAGGATTCCTTGGTCTGCAACGAGTCTTTATACCGAAGACTCCGGATCTCATGGCTACCCTTGGAACACCGAGTTCCTCGGGCACGGTCGACGCGAGATAGGAGGAGGTGCATAGTAACCACTTGGAATAGTAGTTATTGGCACACTCAACCACACTCGCTAGAGACTCCGGTCCGCCATCGTAGACGCCGCGACAATAGACGGGTGTCACATCGACTCCGTCAAAGGCGTCAACACCACAGGACTCCCTGAACTTTCCAGTCCAGAAAGACTTGTGATCGTTGACCTTGAAGTACAGTACTTCAAGAGCATCTACGAAGAGCTCCCGACTGTCAACGGGTATGACAACGTCATCCCCGAAGACGGCCACCTCCCCTGCTAAAGACTGTATGTTTCTCAAGGTAGGCGCAAGCTTCCGCTGTGTTAACACAGCTGCGAGCGCTATTCCAAGAAATAATACGGTCTCAACAGGAAAAGTGCAGGTGCTACCCATTGTTGAGAATTTTCTCAAGTACACAGTCTCTGGTATAGTCTCAACCAGATTCTGCGTCACACAACGGGTCCGACAGGCACGTAGGCTGCTCAGTAATTTAGGGTTTCCCCTAAAGAACTGTCCTACTACCTGGCACGTAACTCGGTCGCTCGCTGCCGAAAGGTCGACAGTCGCGAGGGAGTTGTTCCTAGATCCGACGAGACAGAGTTCTTGGTTTCGGGATTGGTCACGAAAGTCGACGAATCCCAACAGCCAGGAACAATGCACTCTTCGGCACATGTAGTGCCAGACGTTTTGCTGGCACCACTGGTGTTCTGACGGTTCCGCGGCAATAAGCCGAGGTCCGGCAAAAGTCTTGGGAACTGCAATGAGTCGACTCGGTCTATCAATTCTTGATTGAATTGGTTCAACCGATAAAGACTCGTCGCAACGGGCAGCCCAACTGCTGAAATTGTAAAAACCAAAATCAGCAATAGGGTATTCGGATTCCAGAGGGCCTGACCAATTCGTCCAACTGTATTTGTTGTACGGACCGGTCGCCTCTGAGATCGCACCTGGGCCATGTCTGAACCTCCAATCTGCGGGTCGATATGACCCTAGGGTTGAGGTGATGACGCTCGACACAGTGTCAAGCGTCTTCAGGAAGAGAGATGCGGCCCGTTCCCTACGAGGGTCCGGGATAGAGCTTAGGCGGTCCTTTAGGATCTGCGACTTACTAAAACCAAAGTAAGGAGCAGGTTCCGAGAGGTGTTTGGGCTCTACTGCGTTCCAGAAGCCTTCCGGCTCTGGTAGCAGCGCATCTGTGTCAACGAAGTCTTGGACAGCGTCCTTGACCTTGTCGGCACTGCAATCGAAGCGGTACTTCTTTGCGGCATATAGGATTTGCCGTAGAAAGAAGATCGCTTCAGTATTGCAATCTTCCCTCAGACTACCAGATTCGTGGAAAACAAGTAGGTAGAGCCCCCTAAGAAACTTAGGGACCACTACCCAGGGAGAGACCCTCTTCGTCAGAGGTAGCCCACCCTGAATGTACTTGCCATTAGAGAGACACCTATCCAGGTGCTTTCCAAT